CACAATGTTTACGCTTTGCCTGCCTACCTGTTTACGGGTGTTACCAGTAACGGCGATCTAACATTTGATTTCAATTACCCGATACCTAACCAAGTGTTGTTTTATGACGCTGGCGACGACCTAGACCGCACAGCTGCAATACCGCAAGGCACCCTGACATATAACGAAGTTTGTACTTGGGTGACCGGCACACAGATTGGCACTTGGCTAGGCATTGCTTTGGCAAGTGTTGACGAAACCGCTTTTTTGGCTCAATGTGCTTCAAGCGCCAACAACTTCATTTTTCGTAGACGTCAAGAGTCAGGGTATACGGACTCTTTGACTACGGTCCCCAGCGGTGACGTAGAGCTAGCCACGATTATGATGGGTGGCTCGATTTACAGGCAACGTGGCGCCATTGACCAATTCGCAAGTTTTAGCGATATGGGTAACGCCACCGTGTCTGGGCTGTCGCCGTTAATCAAACAACTGGCTGGTATCCCACGGCCTGCGGTTGCGTAATGACTGTTTACACCGACCTGTTTAATGAGGCCATAGATGACCTGGCGGCAACCTTGGCAACCATTACTGGCATGCGTGTGGTGTTTGACCCTGAAAAGATCAACCCACCGTGCGTGTTTATTGACGCACCCAGTTTTGACGCCTTTAACTACAACATCGTCACCATGAATTTTTCGGTAAAAGTAGTGACACTAGGGCCAGGCAATTTGGACGGTTTACGCAACGTTTTAAGCATGTGTGCGAAGGTTCTAGCAAAGAATGTCGCCGTGAAATCTGGGCGCCCTGGTTACATACCCGTGGGTGGCCAAACTTTTGCAGCTTATGACTTATCCATTGACATGCAAGCCCAAACAGATTAAGGAAACTCAACTATGAAATACACAATTGTTAGCGACAAGATCGGCACTGTAGGCGAAGAATTTGTGCCTGGTGCCGGCACGAACGTTGAAGCGTTACTAGCGCACGGGTTCATTGAATCTGATGAAGTGCCTAGCGACAGCCCAGCCCAAAAATCTGCTAAAACTAAAGCACCAGCAACAAAGGATTAAACCAAAATGTCGACGAGCACTTATCTCAGCAATCCTGGCGTAATGATTAACTCGGTCAATTTGACCAATCAGTGCACCAGCGCCACCGTTACCAATCGTGTTGATGCCTTAGAATCCACAGCCTTTGGTGGGACTTCCCGTGTCTATGTGTCTGGTCTTTACAATCAGGAAATTACGCTAGAGCTGTACATGTCCTATGCGGCCACCGAAACGTACGCAACTCTTGCAGCTCTTGTTGGCACCACCACGACTGTCAAGGTTGCGACTACTGACGCCGCTTTGACCACAGCTAGTGCCACATCACCCCGTTTTGAACTGGTAGGGGCGTTCCTAGCCGAATTACCAGTGATCGACGCAACCATGGGCGAACTCAGCACCATTTCAATTACTTTCCAGGGTGGCGTTCTTTCCACCGTTGTTTCCTGATTAAGCAACCCCAACAGTAAAGGCCCGACAATGCAACTAACACTTAGAGTCGATCAGGGCGATGGCCCTGTAGAAGTAAGCACCAACCTTTTCACCATTGTTTCTTGGGAACGCAAATTTAAGCGTAAGGCTTCAGACATGTCTAACGGCATTGGCATTGAAGACCTGGCGTATCTAGCCCACCAGGCATGCCAACAACACGGCGTTGTCGTGCCGGTGGTTATGGATGACTTCATCAAGAAGCTGGTGGTGCTCGAAGTAGTCAGTAGTGAACCTGACCGCCCTACCTTGCCAGTACCTACCGATTCGCTTTAGCACAACTGCTTGCGGCGACAGGGTACTGGCCACCTGAAGTAGAGTTTGATGTTAACGATTTGACAACAGTCATCAAGGTCATCAACGAAAGCAGAAAATAGCCATGGCAACCGATTTGACTATCCAAGTTACTGGGGTCAAAGAAGCTGTTAAATACTTGAACAAAGTAGAACCTGGCTTCCGAAAAGCGTACGTGGCAAACATGCGTGAAATTTCTAAGCCAATGACCGACGCCATGAAATCAAACTACGATGACAGCCGTTTCCCTAGTGGCACGAAACGCAACTGGGCACCAGGTGGGCGTCAAGTGTTCCCGTTGTCTGCTTCAAAGGCTGTGCGTGGTGTTGGTGTCCGAGTCAACAACAAGAAAAAAGGCGCCGCCTTTTCGGTCATGCAAAAAAACCCTGCAGCTGCAATTTTTGACATTGCAGGCCGTGCCAATGTCAACCCTTTAAGCACAGCGTTTAGTAACAAATTTGGGCGTTCTGCCAGCCGTGTTATCTGGCCTGTATTTGAAGCAAAAATCGCTGACCTGACAACCGAAGTTCAAAAGGTAGTTGAAGGCGTCATGGCTGAAGCAAACAAGAATCTGAAGGTGTTCTAATGGCTATTTCAATTCCCGTAATTTCAGACTTCAACAGTAAGGGCATCGACAGCGCCATTAGGGAATTTAAGAAGTTAGAAACCGCTGGCGAAAAAGCCCAGTTTGCTATTAAGAAAGCCGCCGTGCCAGCCGCCGCCGCTATCGCTGGTCTGGGCATTGTTGCTGTAGACGCCGTTAAAGCGTTCATGGAAGATGACAAGGCCGCACAACTACTTGCTACTAGCCTACGAAACACCACGGGCGCTACTGACGCCCAAATCGCTAGTGTCGAAAAGTTCATTACGCAAACTTCAATTGCAGCTGCTGTTGCTGATGACGAGTTACGGCCAGCGTTTGACAAACTCGTGCGTGGTACTGGTGACGTCACCAAAGCGCAAGATTTAATGAACCTGGCACTAGACATTTCAGCCGGTACAGGCAAAGACTTAGGCGCAGTATCTGACGCCCTGTCAAAGGCGTTTAACGGGCAACTAGGGCCACTGAAGAAGTTAGACCCAGCCCTGGCAAGCCTGATTGAAAACGGCGCTACAACCGATGAAGTTTTTGCCGCATTGGGCAACACATTCAAGGGTGCCGCCTCAACTTCAGCGAACACCGCTTCAGGCAAAATGAAATCGTTTACCATTCAAATGGGCGAATTCAAAGAATCTGTTGGCGCCGCTGTATTTCCCATAGTCGACAAACTGTTGCCAGCGTTCAAATCTGTTGCCGATTTCGTAACCAACAACACCACGCTAGTAGTAACTCTGGGCGCTGTTATCGGCGGTTTGGCTGTTGCCATTATTGCTGTCAATGCCGCAACCACAGCCTGGGCCGCAACAACCAAAGCATTTGCCGCAATTCAAGCCGCTTTTAATGCGATCATGGCGGCCAACCCAATCTTTTTGATTGGTGCCGCCATCGTTGCTGTTATTGCAATTCTTGTTTTATTGCAAAAAGAATTCGGAATTTTTGATGGTGTCATCAGAGTTGTTGGCGCCGCTTTCGGTGCTGTGTGGGACGCTATTAAAAGCGTGTTTAATTGGGTCAAGAACAACTGGCCGTTAATTCTTGCAGTTATTACAGGCCCGTTCGGTTTAGCCATTGCGTTTGTCGTCAAGTTCAAAGATGACATCATGGGCGTTTTCAGCCTGATCTATTCCGGCATAAAAGCAACCATGGGGTTTGTTGCTGGTGTAATCACAGCACCGTTCAAAGCAGCGTTTAATGCTGTCGCCAGCTTGTGGAACAACACCATAGGCAAACTGTCTTTTACTATTCCATCATGGGTGCCTGGTATTGGTGGCAAGGGATTCGACGTGCCAGACATTCCCATGCTTGCCGAAGGCGGCATAGTCACCAGCGCCCAATTAGCCTTGATTGGCGAAAAAGGCCCTGAGGCCGTGATTCCTTTATCGAAAATGGGCAGTATGGGCTTTGGTGGTGGTGGCGGCAATATCACCGTTAACGTCATGTCAGCAGACCCCAACGAGGTTGTAAGAGCCTTACAGGCATACAACCGCAACGTAGGCCGCTTACCCGTAAGAGTCCAATAATGGCTTACGGTTGGGTGTTCAAATATGGGGGTAGTTCAACAATATTTACTAGTGACGTGCTGTCATTTAACGGTTCTGATGGTCGACAAAACTACAACGACAATTACGCTGGTGGGTCGTTTAATATCACCATCAAAAACAACACCAACCAAATAGCCAACTTTCCTCGTGGCACCAATGTTGTCATTTTTTTAACTACAGGGAACCCTGCATTTTCAGGCACCGTGTCAAACATTGTTTTTAACGATTACCCAGGCGACAAGGGTTTATCAACCGCAACCATTACCTGCATTGACGAAATAACTAGAGCAGGCAAATGGCAACTTAAAGAGTTTGTTGGTTACGCCGCCGCCAAAACTGTTGAACAAGCCAAACAAACCAACTTTTCGTTTACAGGGTTAAATACGCCCGAAGTTTTAGAACTTGGATCTACAGGCAATTCAAACGCTTCAGGTGTTGCCAGTTATAGCGGCACAATCCTTAACAGGCTTAATTTGTTATGCCAAACAGAAAAGGGTCAATTGTCGGCTAGGGATGGCGGTATTTATTTTGCTAATCGTGGCGCCATATCAACTAGCCCAGCGCCCGTGTCGTTAACTCGAAGCACGGTCAGTACCACAACTATTGCTTACGAGGACTTTAAACGCACAGCTGTTGGCGACAACTTTTACAACCAGGTGACTGTTACCCCTGAAACTGTCACGGAACAGCAAGCCAACAATACGACTAGCCAAACGTCTTTTGGTGTGGCCGGTTATTCGTTGACCACAGTTGACGCTTCAACTACGCAAGCTGCAGGGTTGGCTAGTTGGTTGGCAAATATGCAGGGCGACCCGACTACGTTGCGGTATGAAGTTACTTTTACTGACGCAGGTAACAACAGCACCGCTTTTACAGATCTGTTGTTGGGTTTGCGTGTTTTTTTTGATGTCATGTTGTCTTTGCAATGGAAGGCCCAAGGACAGTCGTTGCAGACAGTCAACACGGTTTATGAGGGTATGAGTTATTCAGGTACACCGTCTGAGACTCGTATTACTTTGTATTTGAGTCCTAACGAGTATTACCAATATTTCATCCTTAATGATGCTGTAAATGGTATTTTGGATACCAGTCGACTCGGCTGGTGAAGGAGCAATATGACTTACCCCACTTTTAACTCTGGTGATGTTTTAACAGCTGCGGAGATGAACGCTGTCGGCTTGTGGCTTATCAAAACACAAAGCATTGGTACGGCCGTGTCTAGCGTGACAGTCAGTAGTGCATTTTCTACTGATTACGAAGATTATCTAATCTCTGTCACTGGTTCTAGCGTTTCAGCCAACCAGCCGAACCTACTCATTCGAGTTGGTTCAACTACTTCAGGATATTATTACGCAGGAAACTATGTTGGCTACAGCAGTGCAACAGTCACGGGCGATGCAACACTTACTGGCACAGGTTTTGTGATGGGTGCTTGTGGCAACGGTACATCAGGCGGCGGAACTACGCATATGGCAGTTACTGTCAGACAGCCATTTGTTACGCAAGCAACAATGTTCAACGCCGCTAACGCTTCTATCTCATGGTCATCTTTTTACAACGGCGTAATGAACAACGGCACTTCATACACAGCGTTTACAATTTTGCCGACATCAGGAACATTGACAGGCGGAACAATCCGCGTTTACGGATACAGGAAATAACCATGACCCCCGAAGAATACAAAGTCCTATACCCACAAGACGCTGTCTACATCCAAGTAGACGACACCGAACGACTAATGACCGACGAAGAATACGAAGCATGGGTCGCAGAAGGTGTCTATAACAGCAACCATCCGAGATCATGAAAACTCTCGCCGTGATCGCAGCTCTCGCCGTCGTCCTAATGTTTGTCGTGACTGGATGTAGCGACCGCACTCGACACACCTGCGAAACCAAACCCGAAGCGCCCAGATGTGACACCTCAATAGGAGCAACCACACCATGAGAAAACTTAGCAACTCCGAAATTAAAGCCCGACTCATCTTTGTCGTAGGCATAACTTTGTCATTTGTTTTTGGCATCTCCATGCTAGGAATTTTGTACGGCGTGCTATTTGTCGTACAACCGCTCGAACCATCACCCACAGACCAAGAGTTCCTAAGCATCCTAAACCCAGCATTCATGGCGCTTTTGGGACTTTTGGGCGGCGTCCTCGCGAGCAACGGGCTTCGAGACAAACATGAAAAAGGTAAAGACGATGACCAGTAGACCGTACACAGGTAGCACCGACGGCAACCACCCCACACCCCGCGCCGGCACGAAACGATTCGTGGAGTTCTGCGAGTACTTGTTCGGCGTCAAGAACATTGGCATTTACGCCAACCGTCCGATGCGATCGGGACCGCAGCTGTCCGTCCACGCGACGTGGCGAGCAACCGACCTCAAAGGCACCAAACCGCAACGCAAGGCGCTAGTCGAATTCTTGTTTCAGCATCGCGACCTTTTAGGCATTGAAGAGATTCATTCATACGACGGCACAGGCGTACCGTTCCCGACTGACAAGTGGGGCGCGGGCTACCGATGCTCACGCGACAACTGGCTCAAATGGACGATCTCACGCAACGGAGGCACACCTGGTGCGGACTGGACTCATGTAGAGATCTCGCCGCTTATGGCCGACAATTCAAAACTGGTTGAGGACGCGTTCGCCCAGATATTTGCTCAATGACTTGACATTCGGTTTGGGAGTCGGTCAAATGACTGGCAACCAAGTGCGTCCCCCAATAGGTGGACCCCGACCGCAGGAGGAAGCAATGCAACCATCCCTTTTTGACGTTCTCGCTGTTCCAGCCGAGATGCTCAAATATGAAGCCTTCAAAGAGGCAAACCCTTGGGTCATGCCGACCCTCACCAAAATGTGCTACCAGCTGATGCACCGCGGATACACGCACTACGGCATCGCAGCTCTTATCGAAGTCTTGCGCTACGAACACGCAATCACCAACGACCCCAGTAGCGAGTTCAAATTCAACAACAATTACCGCGCCTTCATGGCCCGCGAAATTATGCAGAAACCAATGCTGGAGGGATTCTTCAGCACCCGCAAATCAGTTGCGGACCTATCAGAGGACTACTAAATGAACCTTAAACGATTCCTACTTTTATCAATATTCACTTACGGAATATGCGCCTTATGGGCAATCACAGGCGTCCAAGGCAACGCAGACCCCATTCAAACGCCGTCTGTGCCCTCCACGGTCACGCTCGGGATGTTGACACCCCAACAACTTGAGGACCGCGCAGAAGAGCTCACAACAACAACGACCAGCACCACGACTAGCACAACCAGCACCGTCCCGTTCACTCGACTAGCCGAATTCCACCCGGACACAAAATGCCAAGAATGGTTCCAGACTGCGATCACGGTCGGCTGGCCCAACAACACCGAGACACTAGAAAAACTCGGTCGCCTCTTGTGGAAAGAAACAAGGTGTCTTAACATCACGCCGCTGTCCAGTGACCCCGAACTGGCAGACCGCTTCAACGGATCAGACCACGGAATTGCTCAGATTAACGAGATCCATACAAAGTACGTGGAGC